TACAACAGTAACTCCAGGTGCGCATTATGCAGTGGTAGTCGGTGCTGGTGCAGAACCAACAGGCTCGGCAGCTGGTCAAGATAGTAGTTTTAATGTAACAGTAGTTGCCCATGGTGGAGCACACGGCGCGGCACAATCAGCTGGAACAGATGCTGGTGGTGCAGGTGGTATATCAGCAGGTGGAGATATAAATCTAACTGGGGTGGCTGGTACAGCAGGAAACGCTCTTTATTCATACTACTACTATTGGTGGGGTGGCTGGAATAGCTACTACGGTTGGGGAGGTTATAACTATTATAACTACAATGGTATCGGTAATTACGCCAACGGGTATTATGGCTATAATTATAACTACGGTTATAACAACTATGGTTGGGGCGGATGGTATGGCTGGGGATGGCCGTACTCTTATCAATCTGGTTATAACTATGGTACGCCAGGAGTTGGTTATGATGGAATCGGTGGTGGGGCAGTTACTACTACAGGCGCACCGGGTGCAGTACTTATTGTGTACTAGATTGTACACACTATAAATAAAACAAAAGGAGTAATTCAATGAAAAGATTTCTAATAGCAATAGCATTAATCGCAGTAAGTTTTAACAGTTATGCATGGAATCAACGTGCGCCAGGTACAATACAACAATGTCAACAACATATTCCATATGGTGCCGAATCATCAGCAATGCCATTACAACCAATATGCCGTCAAGCATATCTAGTTGAATACGATGTTGCAAATAAGATTCCAAACAATGTAAGTTGGACACTACAACCACAAAATGCACTTGGTTGTGTTGCTCGTTCAAATGCATTTGCAGCAGATCAAAGTGTTCCGAATGGTGCATCACCTGCAGAGTATGCAGGTACAAACTACGATAAAGGACATATGGCTCCAGATGGTGATCAATCGTGGGACCAACAAGTTGAATTTGAATCATTCTTAATGACTAACATGAATCCACAAGCAGGTTCGTTAAATCGTGGTATTTGGAAACTATTAGAAACATCATTTCGTGGCTGGGCATATCAATTAAACACACCATTTACAGCATACGCAGGTGCGTTATACAATGCACAAGATAAAACAATTGGTAAAGGCATACGGGTAAGTCATGCATATTATAAAATTGTAATCAATGATAAAACTGGTGAAGTAGCAGGTTGGTTATTTCCACATGTTGCACCATATCCAAATCTTGGCAACGACTTAACTAAATTCCGCACACCAATTGCACAAATCGAACAACAAGCTGGTGTTAAGTTTGCATTTCCAGCAAATGCTAAAGAACTTGCTCCGGGACAAGAGTGGAAAGTTGACTTTGGTGCACTAACAAACCAAAAACGTAAGTTATGTGGTGCTAACGCAACAACTGATTAATAGTTGACATAACATCAACGAAGTGCTACACTTAATAAAGTAGCACTTCATTTTAAAGGATTCTTCAATGGTAGACACAACAACTGCACCACCAACAACAGATACACGCCCGTGGGGATTTCATGCAATCATGGATTGTGCTAACTGCAATTCAGCAAAAATTACAGATTTATCTAATATTTCTGCATGGTTAGTAGATGTATTACAAAAAACTAACTTAACATCAGTAGGTACTGCAACAGTGGTTGCTACAGATGCTGGTTATACCGCAGTGCAAATACTTACAACTGGCACAATTACAGCACAGTTTGTAGACACACACAATCAAGTTTATATCGATGTGTTTAGTAATACCGAATATAACCCAGTCGAACTTGAAACTTCAATCAAAACATTTTTTGATGTTATTGATACAGACATCAAAAAGATATTAATTCCTCGTAACGCCACAGTATAAACTCATTGTAGTATTTTAAATAAATACTTAATATGAGAATAATTGACCTATTAACCGAAGCCGTGAGCAGTGTAGTATACCACTACACTAATCTCGATGCCGCCGCAAAGATACTTACAACAGGGCAGTTTGCACTTAGCTCGACTCTTGGAAGTATAGAAGAAAAGTTTGCTCCGAAAGGTCTGCCATACTTTCTAAGTACAACACGTACAAGACGCGGAGGATATCACTCTAACGCAATCGGTGATGGTGCCGCAATGTTTAACTTAGATGGCAACTATTACAATCAGCGTTACAAAGGTGGCCCAATTGATTATTGGGGCGACAGACATAATGACTATGGTCGTACCGCAGAAGCCGAGGATAGAATATTTAGTAAAGAACCAACAATGCCTGCTGGTGGCATTACATCAGTACATATATTTGTTAAGCCATTACCGGTTGCAGCAGTACCGGGTTCATCAGTTGACATACGTGCCCGTGAATCGATATCTAGTTATGCCGCACGTGCTCGTACTGCATTGTTAGCTGCTAAGAAAGCCGGCATACCTGCATACTTGTACGAAGATAGACTAGGTTGGGTAAATCAAGACCCTACTGCACGTATAGCAATCACTGGTTCACGTGATACATTACGTGGACAAATTCCAATGTACAATCCAAGTCACCCACCAAGACAGTATATGGCTAAGTGGTTAGAGTTAATGTACAAAGATAGCACTAAAGCACTTAGCACACAAAACTTTGGCGATTTACATTCGTTAATATACAATGATCCATATTGGCTTAAAGAGATGGTTACAAGTTTATCATCCGATTTAAGTAATGCTCGCAAACCATCAGCTGGGGCAGATAGAGAAGTTGCTGTTAAAATTATTTCGTATATGAATCGACATGGCTTACATACAGTAACAGACTTTATTATGGCATTGCGTAAAAAGTGGACGATAATTAAAAACAAAGAGCAAGAAGCAAAGTATGATGCTGAACAAGCCGACTACGCAAAGTTTCAAGCAAAAGAAAAAGCAGCACAGCCAGAGTTAGCAGAGTCAACCAATCCTAAGTCAGCATCACCTGATGAAATTTTTGATTATATAGAAAGCATACACACTGGTCCGGGTTTACACGATACTAACGATGATGAACTAAGTACAGAAGAATGGGTACATCAGTTTGATTCATTTGAATTACAACCAGTCAACTTATCAACACTTGCGTTAAAAGCAGGTTCAAACAAACAAGCAAAAATAGATCAATACGCACAAAGTCAAGAAGAGTTCCCACCAATTGTAATAGACGGTTCAAGTGATTGGATTATTGATGGGTATCATCGTGCTAATGCAGCCGCACAACGTGGCGACACAACAATAATGGCATACGTAGGAGTAGGAAGATGAAAATAACAGAAGGTGGAAATGTATTTAAGTTAGCTGACGGTTCTCCTGCAACACAACGAATAAACAAAGCCGATGTATTGCCTACTGTACAATGGTTAGAACAACTAACTGGACTTAATTTAGTCGATAATATGCTTGGGTCTACTGGATACAAAGAAACAAGTGGTGATTTGGATCTTGCTGTTGACGGAAGTAAAATTAGTAAAGATGTACTTGTACAACAATTATTAAAGAAAGGCATCGAGCCAACTGATATTAAAAAGACTGGCGATAGTGTACATTTAAAAACTCCAATCAATGGCGAAGGAAAGTTCGGATTTGTACAGACCGACTTTATGATAGGAGATCCAAACTTCCAACGTTTTAGCATGACAGGTAGCCCAGAAGGTAGTCCATTCAAAGGTATGCATCGTCATGTATTACTTGCTAGTATTGCCAAAGCACAAGGCATGAAATGGTCATACAAAAATGGCCTAATGGATAGAGCAACTAACGAAGTTATTTCAAAAGATCCATCTGAAATAGCACACAAATTATTTAATGGTAGTGCGGCTGATTTAGCATCAGTTGAAACTATACTTGCTAAGATTAAAAATCGTCCCGACTACAATGCACTAGTAGCAGACGCAAAAGAAACACTAGGTAAAGAAAATGTACAATTGCCAGAAACACAACAAGCAACAGTAAGCGAAGGTTCGGCAGCATGGTTTAAAAACTGGAAGGCAGTGCTGTGAGAGCAAGAGAGTTTATTATAGAAGGAAAGTTTAATTGGAATGAGTATGCAAGTATTCCAATTAAAGATCGGATTACTATAATCGAATCATTGTTAACAAATAAAAATCTACTAGAATCTAATGATATTGAGTATGCAGATTTTTTTCAAGAATTGATCAATTCATCAATTCACGCAGTCAACGGAAATTCGTATATAGTATGTGTAATAGCATTAGTAAGTAATACCGTTATCTTAGTAGAACCACCTGTAACCGGCGAGCTCGTTGACACCCTAAACGATGAATATAAAATCAAAACAAGTACTGGTATTAAAGATTTTCCAGACAATTATCACTGGAGGGAGATGTTAGCTCATACTTTCTTTTTTAATAATCGGGATGAATATAATAAATTTAGAACAGTAATAAAATTAAGATTTAATAAAGATTTACCGGATACAGGTATAAAATAATTATGAGAGCGATCGAATTCATTATCGAGGATTATAAAACTGCAAAAGTAGCTTTTGTCAATCAGGGTATAAATCCAGATGACGTAACACAAGCGTTAACTGATTATAAATCATTAGTAACTAGAAATCAATTTAAAGATCAAGAAAAGAATATTGATTGGTGGGTAAAAAATAAACCGTGGGCAGAATTTAAGCAGGCTGTTGAAAAGCAAATTATTACTCCATCTACTACGCAAATTAAACGAGCAACACTAAGCGGTAATGCAATCGATTTATCCAATGAGTTAGGCTTACAAGGCAAATGGCAAATTGTTGTCCCACTTGATATTGATGCTAGTTGTCATTATGGTAAAAACACAGATTGGTGTACTGCTAAACGCACACCGTTGTATGGTTCGTATATTGCAAAAGGCACTATTTTAATATATTGCCAATATCTAAAAACTAATAAAAAATGGGCAATTAGTGTAATTGGTAATAGAGCACAAGCATACACAGCAAATGATTATCCAATGGAAGATGGGCAATTTGATAAAGCAACTGGTCTTAATATTGATACTATTGTATCTGCTGCAAAGAAACATTTAGGTGAGATTTTATCCGCCAGAGACAAATTAATAAAAATTGACCCGTGGGTTGCATATCCGTATGTGAGAGATATACTTAAACAACGTAGTCCAGAATTAGAAAAAGTAGTTATGCAAGATCCAATGGCAGCGGCAAGATATGCTCGTGATGTTATTAACGGTGAATGGCCCGAAGCTGAACAACTAATTAGTTCTGATCCAACCGCTGCTGCATTTTATAATAAGAATACAGGACGTAGCGAATGAGAGCAAGAGAATTTATCTTAGAGGGTGGATGGGCAAGTACTTTAACACAAGGTACACACATTACACCTGCGTTAGTTGATGTTGTAGTACAATCAATGCCTGCGTTACAACAAGCACTAAATGCCTTCTTAAAAACTAAAGACCTGGCACCTGTTAAGATTGGCACACCTGTTGGTAGTACAACATACTACAAGAGAGATCTTGCGCAAAATCCAACTCGTGAGTACGGCGATATTGATGTTAACTTCTTTGTGCCTCGTTTACCCAATATGTCAGACAATGCAAATGAACAAACATACAGTGCCGCAATTAAAGAGTTTTGCGATAGTAATCCAAACTATTCAACTAACAACGGTACGAATGTTATAATTAGAGTGGGCGATCAATATGTACAAGTTGACTTTGTTACTTCGTACTATGAAAATGAACAGTGGAGTCGTGCATTAGGTCCAGAATACAATGTCAAGGGTGTACTAAGCGCAAGTTTATATTCATCATTGGCAGAAGCATTAAATCTTAGTTTTGGCGGACGTGGTGTACAAGTTAAATTACAAAATGGCGTTCCGGTTAGTTTTAGACAAACTAAAGATACAGAGCTTAAAACCGTAACAAACAATCCCGACACTTGGGCAATTGATATTGCTAAGTTTCTTGGCGCAAAAACTATTAGTCCACGTTTAGCCAAATATCCGGGCATGGGCGACGAAATAAAGACACTAAACACTATTAACAGTATTGTTGGCATTGCCGAAAGTTTAAACAAACCTGAGTTAATAGAACAGGTGAAAGCAATCTACATAAGTAAAATAAGCAAGGCAGTTAATAGTAGTAAGTTTGACAAGGCGGCTACTCCAGAAGCAATTAAAAAAGCCGAAGATACTAAAGCATTATTGACTAGAGAAGCACAACGTATATTAGGACAGTTCGATGCGATTTAAAGAGATATTAAACGAAGTTACAGTGTGTTGGGATGGGATATCAATATCATCAATGAGCGATAAACTGAAATTTTTTGAACAATATTGCTCAAAAAAGTCATATCTTAGAGAATCAATTGATACATCCGATGTAGAAATATTTGAATCATTATCACATTATGCCACATCTCCTGTTGTAAATAATTGGTATATCGGTGCGTTATTAATGTTATTAGAGAATAATAATGTTATTCCATTCAATGACGCACAAATTTTAAAATACACAGGCACAAGTACAGGAGCAGACGGTATTATCATTATACATTTTCTTAAAGAAGATGGTACCAAAGGAACATGGCCGGATTCGGTCCTCTCAGAGAAAAGTTATTATAAATCATTTCTATTCGATTCAACCGCACAGTATGATATATTTAGATCAGCAGTAGCATTAAGATATAGTAAACCATTGCCAAAAATTGAGTCGGACAAATTAGGAAAGCAAGATGCGATTTAAAGAGATATTAAGAGAGTATAGTAGAGAGAAAACTGCTAACGTGTTTGGCAAGAAACTTATTGCGGCACTACTAGCAGAAAAGGGATTGAACTATGGTGGAGCGGGGTTTCATCAAATCTTATCTGACATTAGATTTAGAATACAACAAAAGTTAAAGATTGGCTCACCGCTTGATGCCGAACAAGAAGACTTAACTGCTAAACAAATACTACACGCCATCGAACAAGGCGATCCAACACCAAATAAAGAGTATGTACAGTGGCTGGCAAAATGCTATGCAAATGAAGGCGTAAAGCTGGAAGATATCGTCAGTAAAGGGGCAGATTGGCTCAAAACTTACGCTCAATTGAAGGTTAAACGTCTACTACCACCAAATGTCACAAACATAATGAATTTGAAGTTTGCACAGTTGCCAGACGTTGTATTCGACGAAGAGCTTGTTAGCAAACTACAAGCGGCGGAAGATAAGACAGCAGACAAAGGTAAGGCAACTACAGTATTTGAGAATGGCGCAGTACGTATTATTGTACCACAAGATGAAACTTCAGCTTGCTACTATGGACAAGGTACACGTTGGTGTACTGCGGCACGTGCAAACAATATGTATGATAACTATGCTCGTGATGGCGACTTATATATAATGTTGCCAAAACAACCTAAGTATGATGGCGAGAAGTATCAATTGCATTTTGCTAGTGGACAGTTCATGGACGAGGGTGATAGTCCAGTGAGTGATATGATTGCGTTATTAACTGGTCGCTTTGGCGATGATGTCATGACGTTTTTCTTTAATAAAGAGCCAATGATTAAACAATGGATTGTAGTTACTCCAGCAGAAATATTACAACCATTAATAGATCAAATTGCTGACATCGCTAGCGACTACATAAACGATAAAATAAGTGATTGGGAAATGGAAGATGACTATTACTACAACGAGCTACGTGAAAAGGGCTATGTTGACGAAGATGGTGATGTTGACTGGACCAGAGTTGAAAAAGATGGCATGTCTTGGTTAGAAACTAATGATGAGGCGCAGGAATGGCTTAGTAGAGCACAAGATGCTGTTAGACCAAGTATTGATAGATTACGCGATGCGGCACAAGAGTGGGCTGAAGACAATGGTGAGGAATGTACGCTACATCAGTTAGATAGTTTAGTGGCCAGTATTGTTATAGAAGAATTTACATCACGTCGTGGCAATACTGAAGATGGTGGGCTATCTGAGTGGATGGAAAAACATATTCAAATACGTGCATCAACTCCATCACAACAAGCTGCGGGCGAGCCGCAGTGGAAAGCTGAATATACTAAAGGGCAATAATGAAATTATCAGACGTACATCGTAAAACAAACAGAGTTGACTGTACATTTGACGGCAGTTGGACAGCACCATCTACGATTGTAGTTAAAGCAGTGCTTAAACAAGAACACAAAGATTGGACTAACGAGTGGGAAAAAGAAGTTATGCGTGGAGAAGCATTATTAAATGTTTCATCACATACACTTTATGTTAGTCGCATCGACGCTCGACCATCGGGACAAGGCTTCGGTGGTGAAATGCTTAAATGTATTATTGAACATGCACGTGCGCATAAGATTCCCCGTATTGAAACATACGTTGAAAACAACAATGCTGATTCACGTAACTTATTTAGAAAAGCGGGCTTTGAAGAAATGCCCGGAACAGATGGCGGAAGATGGCGTCTGGACTTAACAACTAACGAAGCACGTATACCTAAAGATGTTGTAAAGAATAATGTTGCTTATCACAATGAACTTAATCCAGCGGCATGGGATGGTGATCATTTAAATCCAGAAGTAAAAGATCGTTTACTAGAAATTGCTGAACGTTTTGTTAGTTATTTAGAAATCCCAGACTTTAAAGTATTAGACATTGTACTAACTGGTAGTATGTCTAACTATAACTGGACTAAGTTTAGTGACTTTGACCTACACGTAATTACAAATTATAGTGATTTAAAATGCGATAACATTGTAGCAGAGTTTTATCACGCTAAGAAAAAGATATGGAATGATGATCACGATATTACTATCTATGGTTATGATACTGAGTTGTATGTTGAAGATTCTAAAAACCCACCAGTTAGTGAAGGTGTGTATAGTATACTAAATGACGAATGGGTTAAGACTCCTACATATAGTCCGCCAAGTATTAACAACAATGCTGTTAATGCCAAGGTTAGAGATTTAATTAATCAAATCGATACTGCTATTAGTACAGCAGATGACCCAGCAGACATTAAACGTATATCAGACAAACTTGCTAAAATGCGCAGAGCAGGCTTAGATGAAGCCGGTGAGTTTAGTACAGAGAACTTGGCGTTTAAAATATTACGTAACATGAAATACATTGATAGATTACACAAAGCATATCATCAGCAACAAGATGATGAACTTAGTTTGAAATAAAATTATCACCTTAGGACCGGTAATTCGTTACCGCAGGTGGGGCGGCTACTGCCCTGGGGAAACAATTCGCTACTGCGTACCCTAAAAGTAGCAACTTGATTTCTGTAATAAATACACTATAATAAGAGAATCCTGATGCGCTTTAAAGAAATCAAAAAACTATTTGAAACTACACAACTTGATGAAGTTTCAATGAGTCCAACTAACTTACAAAAATTCCTTAATAGTCCAGAAGCTATTGGTATGTTAATTGGTATCGAGTTTGAAATGGCTGTGCCTAATGTAGACGGTAGCGATGATGAAGATTCGAACTACGAGCCAGATTATAGTTACAATGAAAGCTGTACTGACATTAGCGAGATTGTAAACTTCTTTCAGCATGGTGACTTTGCTAGCATGGGCCGAAGTGATGCAAATCGTGTACGTGATGATTTGTTTGAAGAATATATGAATTGGTCGTATGATGCCGCAGAAGATTATGTAAACGATCACGATGATGACTTAACCAGTAACATCCGTAGTCGCTTATTTGACAATGAAGTTGATCGTGATGATACCGCAGAAGAAGCACACACACGCTGGGTAGAGGAAAATCCAGACGGCGACACAGCATCAGAAGAAGCCAGCGAAGAAATACGTAATCTAACATTGCAAATGATGGAAGATAAATTAGATGCTATGATGGAAGATATTGAAAGTAGTGAATATCAAAATGCGTACGATGAAGCAAAACAAGAAATGGAATATGACTTTCGTAATAGTGGCGACGGAGACATGGAAGCATGGCTAAGTGATATAGGCGTCAACGATATGCAAGATGCTGCTGGACAATGGGGACTTGATTGGCCGCACATGGAAGACACTAACTATAACAATGGTGGTGCTTCTATAGAAACTGTAGCAGACGAGTTTGCCGAATGGATGGGATTAAGTAATGTAAACAGTTCAAGTAAATATCACGGTGCTAGAAGAGATGGCAAATCTTGGTGTATTGAACCGGATGGCAGTATCGATCACGATGAAAACGAAGCTGGGTTAGAGTTTATTAGTCCACCACTACCATTGAAAGATGGCTTAGAGCAAATGACTAAAATCATTGCGTGGGCAAATGATAAAGGTTGTAGAACTAATAGTTCAACTGGTCTACACATGAACATTAGTGTGCCTGATTATAATTTCGACCATTTAGACTTTGTTAAACTTGCATTGTTTATGGGCGATGAACATATATTAGAACAGTTTGGCCGTACTTACAATAATTTTTGTAAGAGTGCGTTAAAAATTGTTAAAGAAAAAATTGATAAAGAAGGTGTTGCTGGGCCATTACTACAAGCAATGCGTGACCATTTGAACGTTGCCGCAAGTAAAGCAGTACACAATGGTACAACACAAAAGTATACAAGTATCAACACACAAACTGGTTATGTGGAATTTCGCGGCCCGGGTGGTGATTATTTAAATCAAGACATTACGCAACTAATTTCAACAGCATTACGTTTAGCACAAAGTTTACGTATAGCTACAGATCCGTTAGCACATAAACAAGAGTATGCTAAAAAATTATACAAACTTGTAGTACCAACCGATAAAGATACAGACGATGATAACAGTGTTGCTATGTTTACTCGTTATGCAATGGGTCAGATTAAGAAAGATGACTTGTTAAACAGTTTACGTCAGGCGCAATCAACTCGTAAAGCTAAAAAATTCCCACATGGTCCGAAACGTGAATGGACAGTTGTACGTAAGAGCAATCCAGGATACAAAGTATCATTCAACGCATCATCTGCAGCAGAAGCATTACAGTTAGCTAAGAATCAAATTGGTGGTTGGCAAGGTGTAGCAGATGAACACTTTAAAGTAACAGCAGATGCTAGTGGTGATTCTGCATACAATAAAGCAAGAGAGGAACATTATCTATCTACAATGAATCCGGTGTGGCAGAAGTTTATTCGTGATATCGCAACTATAGATACTGATAGATTGAAAAAACGAAAAGCTGAATTTGAAACGAAATCTGAAAGTACACCGTTAGAAGAGTGGGAAAAAATAGCACTTACTAAAATCAATAATGAATTAGCAACACGTAAAGACGATGTTGCAGCTACTGGTGCAATAGATGATTTAGAAGAATTACCACAACAACATCGCGAGTATGCGCAAGATATACAAAATAAATCAGAAGATACATTAAACCGTATTAAAGCCGAGATAGAAGCTGGCGACTTTAGAAATGCGTTAACAAACATACAAGCATCAATTTTCCTCGGCGTTGTTGTAAATGAACTTGCTCGTCGTGCTGGATTAACTGCTGATATGGCTGACTTAGATGGCTTTGTTAATACGCTTGGACAAACAAGCACGTGGCAGTTGTATAATCCTGCAACAGACGAAGTATTAGCTACATACACTGGATTAACACAAGGGCAAGCAATAGACAGACGTTCAGCAATGCGTTCGAATCAAGGCAATGAAAATATTGAAATGCGCAACTTAGGTAGTGCAGAACAATCAACAGCGCAAGCCAATGCTACTCCCTCAACACTATGGGATAACTGGATACGTACACTTCCAACTAGAAATACAGACTCTATTAATAGCTTTAGAGATCAAATACGTGGCGGTGAGCACAATAATACATTGCCATCAGAACATGAAAGAGATGTTGTTATTATTGCTATTGATGATGAACTACGTAGCAGAATGGCACGAGGCGAAGGTTCGGGCACAAGAACTTATACAATATACGATGGTACAGGCAGAATTGTAAATACTATTCGCTCAACATCAGTGGCAAGGGCATTAGATGACTTTGGTGAGAATAATGATATCGATACAACTCATTACACCGCTCGCGAACTTGGAGTTACATATAATAATTATGGCGATGCGCAAGCGGCTGCGGATACACAAAATTCAGCACAACGTCTGGGACCGGGTCAATCAACATACAGTGTTGAACATATTCCAACCGGACAAGTTACTAGTCAGATAGGCAACGATGCTGCAGATGCTATACAACGTGTTGCTAGACTAACTGGCAGCACTCCTAATAATTTTAGAATTGCACAAGCAGCACCAGCCAACAACTTAAAACGATATAGAGTGGGCAATCATACATACGGTCGTGAAATTATACATGCAGCAAATCGTGAAGAAGCTATTCGTTTGTTTGCTTTCAACAATAACATATCAGTTGATGACGTTACTTCGGGACCGAGCTTTGTAGCAGATTTAGTAGATGACGAACAGTCACAAGATGCAGCCGCACAGTTAGCAACTCAAGTAGCAGAATCACTCAACCGTATGCGTAAACTAGCAGGGCTGAAGTAATGAACATATTTGAAATGTTCGACGAGCCAAAGCAACTAACGCTGATTGATGCGTTACGTGACTTTTTACCTATCGCTATTGCATACTTAGAGTTAGATCACATTCCTAAAATTAAGTTAGTTAAATCATTAGACGATACAACATTTGGGCATTTCAATAGCGAAGAACAAGTAATATATGCTGTAGTTGCTAATCGTAACCCAGTTGATATTTTACGTACTATTGCACACGAAATGACACACTACAAGCAAGGACAGGAACATCAACTTACTAACGACTCTGGTGAAACAGGTAGCACAGTTGAAGACGAAGCAAACGCAGAAGGTGGTGTTATTATGCGTGAGTTCAATGAGCAATTCCCACAATACTTACAATCTAGTTCAGTACAGTTAGCAGAAAGTGTTAAGTATGAAATTAAAAGTACAAAAGAAAATGGGCAACTTGAATTCTTCGGTACTACTGTAGACTTTCGCGGGTCAGCAATGAATAGAGCAATTAACGCATTAGATAGAACTAGCCGTCCAGTACAAGTATCTACTATAGAATACAGCAGTGAAAAGAAACGTTTTGTACCTATTAAAACAGTAATTATTAATCCGGGCGAGAATGTTAAGACTAAAATACTAAGTCTAGATGACTAACTCATGAGAGCAACTGAATTTATAATCGAAACAAAAGTCGGCACGTTACATATCAACGGGTTAATTATTGATGTTGATGATCATTCATTTGAACGTACAGCAGGGCGCAGAGTAAATACTGCAATGATTGACAGAGTTGTGCGCAGACTAGTTAACATACAAGATCAAATAATCAAAATAGAAGCTGGTCAGAAGTTTTGGGTTTATAGTCAGGCATTTGATATAGGACTTGGCTTAAGAAAACAATCAGATTCAAATCGTATATTACTAAAAACTGTAGTAGGTGATCGCCCATGGGATAGTGATATTCCAGTCTTAGAACTATAACATGACTAACTGGGAAACTTACGTTAAAGAATCCTATTCGCTAATCAAAGAAGCAGAGCAAGCACTATCAATTACATTAGAACATAATGTCGAAGCATATCTTGTGCATTTGTTTGCACACTTTATGGATAAACCCAACATCAACACAGAACCCGTTTGCATTAAATTAATGGCAAGTGCTAATCTACCTATTGCGCAACGTAAAGTATTACTCAAAGATGTAGGTGATGAGTGCTTGTTAATTAACGCAATGGAATGGAACAAACGTCGTTGGCCAAGCAATAACTACTATGCAGAGATGGGGCAGATGGCTTACATGAATCGTGCGTTTGTAGTAAGACCTATTGAAGATATCTACGATGATTTGTCAATGGAATTTACAACAGTTACCCAAGTTCTACGCAAGTGTAGAATATCTTAGCCATACCGCTTGACTCCGATAAGTAATTCGTATATAATATATTTTTAACTAAAGGAATGACATCATGGCATTAATGTTTTCAGCTGAGCAAAAGGCAAAACTTATTCAAATCGTTAACGAAGGCGTACAAGTACTACAAGAAGTAGAAGATTTAAGTGCTGGCCTTAGTGACACAATTAAAGCAGTGGCAGAAGAATTAGAAATCAAACCGGGCTTACTTAAAAAAGCAATTAAGATTGCACAAAAATCTAAATTTGGTGAAACAAATGAAGATCACGAAACTGTTACTGACATTTTAGAAACTGTTGGTCGTACACTATAATGAAAGCAAATTGGCACAAAACTGTTAAGTTTATTCAGGACGATTGGTATAGCCACCCTGGCAGATTGTGTATAGAAACAGTTAATTGGGTACTGAATATTGTAATTGCTTCGGCGGTTTCATTTACAGTGCCTGATACTAATTGGTTGATAGTATATCCGTTATTTTTTACTGCGTTAGGCATTAGTATATATTCTGCTATTAGTCGAGGCAGTTTCGGCATACTAATAACAAGTATAACTATATTGTTAATCGATATAGTAGGATATATACGAATAATAATGTTATAATAAAGAATCGTACACTTTACGTACAAGTACAAGGTTAACCGGCCATAAGCGGTAAAAGGAGTTTCAAATTTCATACGTCGACGCATTATTCGATAGAGCAAAAGATCGCATCTATGTCGTAGAAAGAAAAGAAGGCATACGTGAGTATGTCGAGTATCCAGCAAATTATGTTATGTACACAGATGATCCAAAAGGCAAGTATCGCACAGTATATGACACACCTGTAAGTCGTTTTAGCACTCGCATTGGTAAGGAATTCCATAAAGAAACGCGAGTCAATTCAAATAAGAAGATATGGGAAAGCGATATCAATCCTGTATTCCGTTGTTTATCAGACAACTATCTCGGAGCAACATCCCCTAAGTTACAAACTGCGTTTTGGGATATTGAAACAGACTTTGACCCAGCACGTGGATATGCGCCAACTAGCGACCCGTTTAATCCTATTACTGCTATTTCAGTATACTTGGATTGGCTAGACAAGATGGTTACACTTGTTATTCCACCTAAGAGCTATTCATGGGAAACTGCACAAGAGATTTGTGACCAGTATGAGAACTGCTTTTTGTTTGAGCGTGAAGCAGATATGCTGGATACGTTTCTTAATTTAATCGATGATGCAGACGTATTAAGTGGATGGAACAGTGAGGGTTATGATATTCCATACACAGTTGGACGTATTGTACGTGTATTAAGCAAAGATGACACACGACGTCTTTGTCTATGGGGTCAGTATCCAAAACAGCGTGAATTTGAACGTTTTGGTGCCACAAGTGTCACCTTTGACCTCATTGGACGTGTCCATTTAGACTACATGCAGTTATACCGCAAATACACATACGAAGAACGACATAGCTATGCGTTAGATGCAATTGGCGAGTATGAGTTAGATGAGCGTAAAGTTGCATACGAAGGTACATTAGATCAATTGTATAACAAAGACTTTCCAAAGTTTATTGATTACAACAGACAAGATACTATGTTGCTGGCTAAGTTAGATAAGAAGTTACGCTTCTTAGATTTAGCTAACGAACTTGCGCATGATAATACTGTATTGCTGCAAACAACAATGGGCGCGGTAGCAGTTACCGAGCAAGCTATCATTAACGAAGCACATCAACAAGGTCTGATTGTTCCAAATCGCAAGGGCAGAGATGACATGGGCGATACGCAAGCGGCTGGTGCGTATGTCGCAACTCCAAAAGCAGGCATGCATGATTGGATTGGGTCAGTCGATATTAACTCACTGTATCCAAGTGCAATTCGTGCGCTTAACATGGGACCAGAATCAATCATTGGACAGATTCGTCCAATTATGACAGACCATTATATTACTGAGAAAATGGCAGACAAAATAGTTAATGGCAAAAAATCTAAAGGCTCAAGTTTTGCAGATGCGTGGGACGGACTATTTGCTACATTAGAATACACCGCAGTCATGGAAGGTAAGACAGGTATTGAGCTTACTATCGATTGGGAAAGCTCAGGCGAGAGTACTGTACACACTGCGGCAGAAGTATGGACCTTAATCTTTGATAGTAATCAACCGTGGATACTTAGTGCAAACGGTACTATCTTTAGTTTTGAGAAAGAAGCAGTTATCCCAGGTTTGCTAAAACGTTGGTATGCTGAACGTAAAGAACTACAGGCTAAAATGCGTTCATGTACAGATCCGGAAGAGATTGCATTTTGGGATAAGCGTCAGTTAGTTAAGAAGATTAACTTGAACAGTTTGTATGGTGCCTTACTTAATCCGGGCTGTCGTTTCTTTGATAAGCGTATCGGACAGAGTACTACCTTAACAGGCAGAACTATTGCTAAACATATGGATGCGTATATTAACGAATGTATTACTGGCACGTACGATCACGTTGGTGATGCAATTATTTACGGTGATACCGACTCATGTTACTTTAGTGCATGGCCATTAATTAAAGATGAAGTCGAATCCGGTAAGATGGAATGGAGTCCCGAGATTGCAATTCAATTGTATGATGGTATCTCAGACCAAGTTAACGAAAGTTTTCCAGCAATGATGGAACGTGCATTTCACGTGCCACGCAATATGGGTAATGTAATTAAAGGTGGGCGTGAACTTGTTGCAAGTAAAGGACTATTCATTAAGAAGAAACGTTATGCTGTATTAATTACAGACTTAGATGGTAAACGTTTAGATACACACGGCAAGCCCGGCAAAGTTAAAGCAATGGGCTTAGACTTAAAACGTTCAGATACTCCGAAGATTGTACAAGACTTCTTAAGTGACATCTTACTCGATGTGCTAACAGGTGTAGATAAGACAGATATTATTGATAAGGTGCGTGAGTTTAAAATTGCATTCCAAGATAGACCTGCATGGGAGAAAGGTACGCCGAAACGTGTAAACAATCTTACTAACTACACAGCGGCTGAAGTTAGAGAAGGTAGAGCTAATATGCCCGGGCATGTACGTGCGGCAATGAACTGGAATAACTTAAAGCGTATGCATGGTGATAACTATTCAATTAACATTGTTGATGGTATGAAAACTATTGTGTGTAAACTTAAAGATAATCCAATCGGGTTTACTAGTGTGGGCTATCCAACAGATGGGACACATATTCCGCAATGGTTTAAAGATTTGCCGTTTGATAATGACTTAATGGAGTCAACAATTGTTAATCAGAAAGTAGAGAACTTATTAGGTGTGCTTAACTGGGATATTGCCGGAAGCACAGACATTAAGACTACATTTGATGCATTGTTTAGTTTTGACTAATGGGTAAATTAGCAGACTTAGTTAAGTATAGAAACGAGTTAACCAGTGCAGTCAACTCGTTAAATCTGCAGAAAGCAATCACTAAGAAAATTACGTTATTAGACCAAGTACAAGGAAATAATGCCGTAGCGTATAATGTCGATCATATTACTAACAATTATAAACAACTAATACTAGATAACGATAGTAATATCAATCAGCTAAATGAATTAATAGAATTAGTTAATTTGGATATTACTATCCTAGCAACAACATTATTTGCGAATAGAGAATTATTAGCATATACTGGCCGAATCGACTTGCCGTTTGAGTCGGATCTCAGACTACTTGTTAAAACTAAAATTAAACAATATTGTGATTGGCATTATCCAGGTTTACAAATTAATTCCGACAAAAAAGAATGGGTCGATTGTATGGTAACTTCTGATCCGCTGTATCTCGCTAATTCGAATGAGGCTACGGCAGTTAGAGAATTAACGGATATAATTAGTGAATATCCAGATCAATATCAAAATCGGTTACGATTATATCCAATCGATGGTCGAGATTTTTCTATACTACCACAAGAACAGTTTAGTGTTATAGTGTGTTGGAACTTCTTAGATTATATTGAACTCAAAGGTATTACAGAATATATGCAACAAATGTTTAAATTGCTACGAGCAGGCGGTGTGTTTATGTTTAGCTATAACAACTGCGATATAGTTGAATCTGCTAGATTAGCAGAAGAGAATGGTATGAGTTGGGTAAGCTCACGTGCAATCAAACAACTATGCAATGATATTGGGTTCGAAGTTATTACATTTGAGGATCACGAAACTGGCGATGCGTACATTACACAGATTAGTTGGGCAGAAATACGCAAACCGGGCGTGTTAACAACAGTAAAGGCGCATCAAGTCGCTGGAAAAATACTTGAAAAATAATTACCATATGACTTGCATTTTCTAAATACATCATATACACTATACATTACATTACTTTATTAGGAGAACTACATGCGTGATCAATTATTAGACATCGTTAAAAATACTTACGGACTGGGTATTATCGATTTAGTTAAAGTAACAGGAACAGATTCAGAAACAACAATCGAAGCAATTGCAGAAGATCGTAGTGTTATAGTGCAGGCAAAAGTAAACAATCCAGTACCGGAGTTCATCGGTACATTTGGTATGCCAAACTTAGGTAAACTAAGTACAATTCTCGGTATTCCAGAGTACAAGGAAGATGCTAAGATTAGCTTAACTAAACAAGATCGTAATGGCGAATCAGTTCCGTCGGGCTTACATTTTGAAAACAAATCAGGTGACTTTAAAAATGATTATCGTTTTATGACATCTGAAATTGTTAACGACAAACTTAAAACAGTTAAGTTCAAAGGTGTTAAATGGAATGTTGAATTTCAACCAACAGTTGCTAACATTCAACGTTTGAAATTCCAAGCAAGTGCAAACAGTGACGAAACTACGTTCACTGCTAAAACAGAAGGTACTGACTTAAAACTATTCTTCGGTGATCATAGTTCACATGCTGGTAACTTTGTGTTTCAAGCAGATGTTGTTGGTACGTTAACTAAAGGTTGGTCATGGCCAGTAGCGGCAGTTATTAGTATCCTTAGTTTGCCAGGTGATAAAACATTCCGTATTAGTGACGAGGGTGCGGCACAAATTACTGTTGATAGCGGTATGGCAACTTATAACTACATTTTACCTGCACAAAGCAAATAAATGATCAAGTCAATCCAATCATTGTCGCCACATGTAACTGTTGACCATTATAGTCCACCATATGTTGGTGGTAATTCTCAGTCAGCTGGGCAGATGCGGTTTAATACTAATACGCAACAAGTAGACGTATACGATGGCAATAGTTGGATTAGCATGAGTCAAAATGTTAATGTTAGAATGAGTTACACTGCCGAAGAAGCTATTCGGTGGGCTACTATTAAGATGCAGGAAGAGAACGAACTTAAAGCTAAAATGGAAAAATACCCAACGTTAAAATCAGCTTATGAACAATATAAGCTAGTTGAGGCGTTGGTTTATGAGGATGATAAAGTTGGAACGTGATAATTTAACAGCAAAACAACTCGGAGAAAACAATACATCGGGGTTGAGTCAGTGGAGTGTCTTTTTACCAGCACTGTCTGGCTTTTATGCAACGTATGTGGGAAAGCAACGCTTCCCTGATCCAGTAAAAGGATTGTATGTTGATGCAACTCGTATGCCGCCAGACTTTGAAAATGGTATGGAAGGGCTCAACTGGCTTAATCCAGAACAAGCATACTTTCCGTATCATTGGTCATTATATTCTGCAGGTCATGCTGAATTAGATGTTAACAAGTTTAGTCCAAAAGAAGATATGGTTCGTAACAGAGATCGTAGTAAATCGTTTATTCTCGGTGACAGTGGTGGGTTCCAGATTGGTAAAGGTGTATGGGAAGGTGATTGGAAGAATCCTAACTGTCCTAAAGCACAAAAGAAACGTGAGCTAGTGTTAACTTGGATGGATGCATATATGGATTATGGTATGTGTTTGGATATTCCAGCGTGGGTTGCTCGTAGTCCAAACGGTGCTAAAGCTACAGGTATTAGCACATACGAAGAAGCTGTACAAGGCACATACATTAATAATGATTGGTTTATTAATAATCGTACAGGTGCTTGTAAGTTTCTAAACGTATTGCAGGGCGAAAACCATACAGATGCAGACGATTGGTATGATCGTATGAAGAAGTATTGCGACCCTGTACAATATCCAGGCCGCCATTTTAATGGATGGGCAATGGGCGGGCAAAATATGTGTGATGTACATTTAGTACTTCGCAGACTTGTTGCATTACGCTTTGATGGCTTGTTAGAAAAAGGTTTGCATGATTGGATGCACTTTTTGGGTACAAGTAAACTAGAGTGGGCAGTGCTATTAACTGACATTCAACGTGCTGTCCGTAAATATCACAACCCTAACTTTACAATATCATTTGATTGTGCTAGTCCGTTCTTAGCAAGTGCTAACGGACAGATTTATACTCAAACAGAAGTTGAAGATGGTAAGAAATGGGTATATCGTATGGTACCAAGTGTAGACAATAAGAAATATGCACTAGATACACGTAGATTCCGTGATGCAGTATTACAAGATGGTAAATTTAAAACGTTTACTGAAAGCCCAATTAGCGCACGTATTCAAATTAATGATGTGTGTGTATATCACGATGGTGTGCGTAAAACTAAAGCAGAATTAAACGGTGAAGAGTTTGATGTAACTAATCAAAATCATTATAGCACACCGCCAGCACTTAATAAGATTAATAAGGTTGGCAAAACATCATGGGATAGCTTTGCGTATGCTATTCAAATGGGTCATAATGTTTGGAGTCATCTTACTTCTGTACAAGAAGCAAACAGACAATATGATAAAGGTATTCGTCCTGCAATGATGTCAGCAATTACAGCAGATAAGAAATCACATAGAGCATATGATTTAATCTATTTTAGAGACATTGTTGATGCTATATTTGCAATCGACAATAGAGCCGATGCAGAAGCACTAATCGAACACTATAATCAATATTGGATGGCTATTCCTGGTTCGCGTGGCGCAATTGGTAAGAAAACAATGAATGCCAGTACTACGTTTAATAGCTTGTTTGATGAAGTTGCAGTACCAGAAACAGAAGAAGAGCATCACATAGATGACAGTGGATTTGACGAAACTAATCTTAATAACTTAGAAGCAGGTTTGGAGGAATAACATGGATAAAGGCAAACTCGAAAGTCATATCGAACGCTTAGTACAGCACCACGCAGATCTCGAACTGCAAATTAAAGAAGGGCGTAGTAACTATGTTGGCGATGCTAAACTTAGCAAAGTTAAGCAAGAAAGATTAATTGTTAAGCGTCAAATTGAAGAATCTAAAACAAAATTAAAGGCACTATAATGAAAAGTTTAGTTATTGGTATGGGTATTGGTAATTTGTATCATGAAGTACTTACAAATTTAGGATATGAAATCGTAACCGTAGATCAAGATGCAACAAAAAATGCAGACTTTACCAGTGTTGCACTTGCACTAGCATCACATGAATATTTTGACACAGTGCATATCTGCACACCAAACTTTACACACGAAGCTATCGCGAGAGAAGTTGCTACCCATGCTAAACTTGTATTCATCGAAAAGCCAGGAGTTAAAACTTCGGCAATTTGGCAACAGCTAGTCAAAGACTTTCCATATACACGTTTTATGATGGTTAAGAACAATCAATGGCGTGAAAATATTGCAGAGTTACAAGCACTTGCGCAACGTAGTGTTAAAGTGGAACTTAATTGGATTAATCGTAATCGTGTTCCTGGTCCAGGTACTTGGTTTACTACTAAAGAGTTAGCATATGGCGGTGTTAGCCGTGATTTGATGACACACTTGTTAAGTCTTTATATAGCACTTAGCGAAGATTATACTAAGCCAGCATTAACTCATTATAACGTAGCACAACGTTATACATTGGCAGAAGTGTCTGATACAGAATACGGTACGGTTAAGGCAGATGGTATATATGACGTAGATGATTTATGTGAATTTATATTTGAATCTCCCGAGCGTAAGTGGCGTTTAGTAGCAGACTGGCGCAATTTAACTGACGATGACCGCGGTATTAACTTTCATATGGCAGACGGTAAAGTCGAACGTTTTGAATTAGGATTGTGCCCAGCAGAAGCATACCAAGCAATGATTAAAGATGCTGTTGAAAACATTGACAACGATGCTTGGTTTAGTGTACAATTAGACTATGACTTATGGATTCATGGAAAGGTAGAATAGCTTGAGAGTTAAATTATTATGCACAGATGGCCTAGGCACATTCCAAGAAATTGCGTGGGATAAGCCAGCAATTAACAACAACGAAATTGAAGTTAAAGCAGTAATGACGGGTGTTTGTCGTAGTGACATCGATATGATGAATGGCGAGTTTGGCCCATTGCCTATTCATATGCACGGACACGAAGGATTAGGCATTGTAACTAAAGTGGGTGCTAACATAACTGATGTAGAAGTAGGCAATTATGTTGCTACCCGTGGTGAACCTGCTTATGCGGATTATTACAATGTACGCAAAGACGAATATGTCGGGGTACCCACATCAGAACCTAAATACATATTAGAACCTGTTGCTTGTGGTATCAACGTAGTAAATCAAAATTTACGTGATGTTGCCGAACGTGCTGGCGAAGGTCGACGCTTGTTGATATTAGGCAGTGGCTTCCTTGCGTGGGTTGCGTATAATACATTGTTGATTAACCATTTAGAATTCGATATTACAGTGATTGGTCGTAGTAATCAAGACTTATGGCAAGGTAAGCTATCTCATGAAATTACTGGTGTTTATGATGTTATTATTGACTTAACTGAACGCACTGATTACTTACAGGGCGATTGTGTTGCAAATAATGGCTTAATCATTATTGGTACAGACAAGCACATTAATCAAACGTTCGGACAGTTAATTTGGAAAGCAGTTACTATTAGTTTTCCAAGTCCACGTACACCACGCTTTTATGAAGCAATGGTAATGGCACGTGACTGGGTCGCTAGTGGTCAATTAAATGTTGACAAATTCTGGACAAAGTCGTATAATCGTAATACAGAGTGGCAATCTGCATTTGCAGATGGCCAAAACAGACCAGTAGGCTACAGCAGAGGATATATTAAGTGGGATTAAACACAGAAGAAAGACAGGAGGTAGTTTACTTTACAGGATTTGAAGTAGAGCATACTATTTGCTATGGTATGAAAACTTTGTTTGTTGTAGGTACTCCGCCAGTGGCAGAAATTATAGAAAAAGCTGAAACAAACGAATGTAAGCATATTTACTTTGGCACAAGTCAAAGTTTCAATCCTACAGCAATGACACAGGAAGAATATAAACCATGGGATGATGTCATTATTGAATGTTTAAAGAATGACTATTGGGTTAGCTTAGACTTTGGTGTTGAACATATCGAAGGTGTTATCGAAAGTGGCTATTCAGAATACGCTAGATTTGTTCCTATGATTAGTGTTAAATTGCCGTATATCAGCTTACTTAATTATAATGCAACACTTAAACTTGATGACATTACTTGGGGCAAAACAAACCCTGGTGTATGGAC